CTCTTGCATTTATAATAGAGTACCAAAGACCGTCAAGCAAGTCATCATTCTTTGCTTTTGGAAAATGAAACATTTCATCAACTAAATCACTATGATTCTTTTTTAAGAATAACTTTCCTCTATTAACAATAGGACACAGTAAAGACTCTAATCTATCTTCTTTCTTAATTCCAGATGGAGGTCTTACACCTCTTGCAATACCTGGAGCCATCTTTCTATCCTTACCAGATAATTCATTTACAGCATCTTTTATTATACCTTGTGCTCCAACGTGTTCTACGTTTGCTCTTCGCATAGGTTGATACTCTTTTGCATACTGAAATATTTTACGTGGCATATCATACAATGGAATATGATCTCTGAATATATCTATTACATAAATATTTTTATCACTATCAATACCAGCAACGACAATAACCTGGTAGTCGTGCTGGGCTGAAGATTCATAAGCCAAATCAACACCCATATAAACATTAACTGGTATAGCATCTTCTTTTGTAACAATATACGCTTGATTGTTTCTAGCTTTAAATTCTCCATCGAAATAATTAATCTTATCTATTTTAAATTTTGCACTATCTAAATCACGAGCATCATTCATATACTCTTGAGCAAACTTATGAAGTTGCCCAACATACTCATAATCTTTTCTTATTCCAGCTATTTTTTCTTTTGAGAAATAAGACGGCCAGAGTGGTTTATCATTCTCTATTACTCTATGAAACACCATTTCCCAAGTATACTTTTCATTATTTTCTTGTGCTTGTAAGTAACCATCATATATTCCTTGCAAAGCAGAATCGTAATGCACAATAGTTCCTATAAGCCATATAGAACCTTCATTACCTTTTGATTCTTCAAGTGCTGGATAGACTGTAGACATAAGCCATTCTTTAATTTCCTTACGTCTTTCTGGAGTCTTAGTATTTAACTCAGATTCAAAGTCATCAAGAATAATTTTAGTATATCTTAGTCCAAGTTCTGATCTACCACGAAGTCTTTGGCTAGTACCCTTTGCTATAATTCTATCGCCTTTAGCCGTAGTAATTTCTTTCTCAGTCCATTTGTTACCAGCCATATCACCAAAGTAATAATTTAAAGCTGGGTTAAACTCTATATGACTTTTAATATATTTTAAATGGTCTACAGCCTGACCTTGTTCTTCCGATACCCAAGCAGCAAATTCTTTTTTCCCTTTCGGATTAAAACAAAGCCTATGCAACAAAGCAGCTTTAGCCATAGTCGACTTAGTGTGACCACGAGGCAAAACAAGACAAAGTCTTCTTATAGTGTCATTTAAAAACAAATCACCAACTTCGTGATGAAACGGAGCTGGCTTTGATTTCATAAAGTCTTCTGGTAAGAACAGTTGTCCAAAGGCAACTAAATCTTTAGATACCATATTAAGAACACGTTCTTTCTCACTTAAGTCATTAGGTATTATATTAAACTTTTCTATCGTACCAATCTCCATTTGGAATTTCTTTAAACACGTCTACTAATTCTAATAGTTGAGATCCAGCAACATACACCCAAGCCTTAACTTTATCTCCACTATCCATTTCAACATCAACCTTAACCCTGTCATACAATCCAATATTGACACCTTCGTACATATCATACTGAGCTATCTCTTCACTCGTTACATCGTGTACCTCAACCACAGTTCCCTTACCTTTGTAATCTTGTATCATAGCAGGAAATCTTTGATGACCAGGATATACAAGTGATGTGTTTTTTACCTTACCTGTATTCTTATCTCCATTCCTAAGCGTTCCATATACAGCTAACTTCACTTATACCACGTCCCAGTTTTTATCAGGAACTCCGTTACTTATTTTTTTCTTTTTATTTTTTTTCTTTCTTACTAAACTTACTGAGTTTATAGAAAAATTATCTATATCGCTTACGTCCCCAATTACGTGACTAGAGAAACTTTTAATTGATTCATCATTAATTAAATAATCTTTTAATAATATTTCAAAATCTTCTTCGTCTAATCCATTGTGAACTTCAAAGGTTAAATTGAACTCTACTTTTTTCATTATGATTCTCCATAGTTAAAGATTAATCCTGGCATTCTTATTTCAAAGTTTTCATCATAAGATGAGAAACATTCGCAACACTCTACCGAGAAAAAATCCTCTGATATATTATACCAAATTGATGTGAAGTCCTCCATAGGAAAACCACATATCAAACATTCTTTATTTTTCGACTTCTCTCGAAGCCTCAATGAGTTTTTTCGAATCTCCGCCTTGGATAGCATTTAATTGATCCTTTGTAAATCCTTGAAATAATGTTAACGACTCTGTTCTTTTTTCTGTTTCCATCATACCACTTATCTGCATAAGAGTTTTAATAGCTTGTATCTTATCTTTATCTTGAGAACCATCATCATCAACAACCGACTTCATCTTTTCAAGTAAATACAATGGAGTAATCTCGGCTTCATTTAAAACCTTATCTACTTCTTCTCTAATCAAACCTTTAACCCTTTCAGTACTTAATAATATTTTTCCTTGGTAGTCTGCGTATTTTTCGTTATTGGTAGGATATGCCTTCATAAACGCTTCAGCGATGCCATCACCTTGAGCGACATACTTTGCAAAAAGAAATTCTCTTCTAGTAGGCTTTTTTCTATTTATCTTATGTTGATAAGGAGAGAGATCCTCGGAAGCAAAGGAATACATATTCTTTCGCATATCTCCCTCCATCATAACATTGTCCCTACATATGAAAGAACCAATAACTGTCCTAATGTAGTAATTACACACGCCCTTAGACTGACTATCTCTAAGCTCACCCCGCTTTAGAACTTGACAGACTTGTCCGTCGTCAGCCATTACCCAGCTACCTTCAGTGCCATCCCTCCAATTGCGAGTTAAGTTCTCATCGGGACAGTATTGGTTAAACTCCTTCTCATCATTATATATCCTGTGCTCAACACTTTTTATTTTGCGAACAAGCATATATTATAATATAACCCTTAAATACACTTTTGTCAAGCTTTAGCTTGCAATGCCTCTTAATTCTGTAGCATTAGTACTAAGGCTTGTCTTGCTTCTTATGAAAGGAGAATGACATCCACCACATCTAAATACAGGAAACTCATTAGAGCTTGTAAAGTATGTAGCATCAGATGGTTTTAGATTCTTACTTCCACAAGATGGACAAACGTTATCATCCATAAGAACTCCAAGATTAGGATGATTCTTAATGTATGGTCTAAGTTTAAGATATACTTGCTCTAAACCTATAACATCACGTTCATTGTACTTTAGCATTTCAGCTAATCTTTCTTTATTACCATCCATACAGTCTATCCATAGTTGAAACTCAGTCTTTAGCTTTTCAGATACACCAAATGTTTTAGTAAGGAAGTCTTGCTTGTTAGAACTAAAAGCAAATTCTTTCCTTGCTATCTTTAAAGTATCTATTGATTTGTAAGGAGATGGAGGACTCATACCATTAAGTATAAATCTTGCATTTAGTTTCCTTATATCAAATCGATCACCATTATGAGCAACAACAATATCAGCTTCATCAAGTAATTTCCATATAGATTCTAATATTCTTTTATCATCCCTACCAACCGCTTCTTCTGGAGTAAGGACATCAGATATAGTATTATCATCATAAAGCCATTTAGCAGCCCAAGATAGCACATACCAAAATCTTTGCTCACCAGCGTCATCTCTAACAAGATTAGTATATGGAACATATTGCTTTCCAAAGTCCCAGACCCATACAGGCATAGGTGTTGTCTCTATATCAAACAATAATATCTTTGGGAGTACACTAAGATCTGTTAGATTGGTCGGTCTCGTCCAACCCATAGATTCTATTTTACGTGTTACAGATTTATATGTACGCATAAAACCAGCATCATCTAGCTCATAACATATATCCTTAACACTTTTCATAGTTCTAGTGTACTGACTTATTATATTCATTTCAGCTTTAGTCCACTTCATTACGCTTTCCTCCACGGTTAATTAAAAATAAACTCACCTTAAGAACAAACTTTAAGAACAGTGACTCTATGTAGTAAAGAAAGAATTTTACTTGCCCCATACTCGCTCCGATACAAGTTGTGCTATCACACCATATACAGATAAATCCTTAAAGGCATCCATATATGTTTCATCCTTTACCGCATTGTCTCCTTTATGCTTAACAATTATATTCTTAAGTCTATTTACTTTATCATTCATTCTAATAACAAGGGCAGTCAAAGCAAACATCCTGTCTTCATCGTTATCCAAATCACCACCAAGCGTTATATTGCCACAACCATAATCATACTGCTTTCTACAGAATAACTCATATTGCTCGTCGGTAATCTTTTTAAACCTATTCATCATAACAGGATGCATATTTTCAATTGCGTTTACTACTTCGTTGTTTTTCGCCATAGATATTCTCCTACTCCTAATTGATGAAAACCATTTGCAAGACTTTCAATAAGTCCTTCATCGTGATCGCAACCAGTGTTTACAAGAATAACGTGAATTACTTCGTGCAAGAAAGTTTCGTTCCTTCTTGACGTAACAAGCTTCTCATCTAAAAATATCTCACAAGTTCTAGGATTGTTCAATCCAAACAATAGTTTGCCATCACTCGCATTCTTCTCGCCATCCATCATTCTTACTTTATATTCGTGACCACCTATATCTAATCTTCGCATTCTTCATCCCTTTCTTCTTTTCTCATTGAGCCCCAAGCTGGAACTGTGGTAGGCATTACCTCAGCTCGCACAGGTCTCTTTTT